AGCTTGAGCCGTTCCAGCTGGAGTTCCTGTCGGACTTCTTCGATGGTGTGACCGAGGAGCTAGTGCTGTTGCCGAAGGGCAACGGTAAGACGACGGTGTTCGCTGCGTTGGCGCTGTATCACGCGATGTACACGCCGCAGGCGGCGGTCCCGATTGGTGCTGCTGCGAAGGATCAGGCGGCGATCCTGTACGGCCAGGCGGCGGGGTTTGTTCGTCGCTCGCCGGGGTTGTCGAAGCGGTTCAAGGTGCAGGACGGCTACCGCCGGATCACGCAGGATGACGGCTCGATCATCCGGGTGTACTCCGCTGATGCGGATACGGGCGACGGCATCATTCCGACGCTGGCCCTGGTGGACGAGCTTCATCGCCATAAGAACGCGGATCTGTACGCGGTGTGGCGGGACGGGCTGGATAAGCGCGGCGGTCAGATCGTGACTATCTCCACGGCTGGGGATAACGAGGATTCGGCGTTGGGCCGGATGCGTAACCGCGCGATGAGTTTGCCTGAGTTGTCGGTGGATGGTTGCCATACGCTCGCGCGGTCGCGTGAGTTCGTGATGCACGAGTGGGCGGTCCCGGCCGACGGGGACTTGCAGGACTTGGAGTTGGTGAAGCAGGCGAACCCTGCGTCGTGGTTGACGCTGGACGCGCTGAGGCGTCGCAGGGATTCGCCAACGATGGAGAGTTGGCAGTGGGCGCGGTTCGCTTGCAACGTGTGGGTGCGCGGGGAGAACGCGGCGATCAGTCCTGTGGATTGGGCTGCGTGTGGTGACCCGGAATCGTTCATTCCAGATGGGTCCGGGGTGTGGGTCGGCTTGGATCTTGGCTGGAAGTGGGACACCACTGCTGCTGTGCCCGTTCATCGTGACGGTGAGCGCGTGGTGGTTGGTGCGCCGGCAATCATTGAGCCGCCGAGAGATGGCACGTCTTTGAAACCGCAGGTGATCGTGGACGCGGTTCTGCGGATGCGTGAGCGGTGGGACGTTCACGGTGTTGTGTTTGACCGCAATGCTGGCGGCGAGATTCTGGCGGGCATCCTTGAGGACGAGCACGGGATCGCGTGCATCGTTCATTCGCAAGATCCGGCTCCGATGGCTGAGGGTTCGATGAGGGTTGCTGAGTGGGTGCGGACTCGCAGGCTGGTGCATCCGTGCGATCCGATGTTGTCGGCGCAGGTGTTGGCGGCGACGGCGAAGGCTGCTGGTGGGGAGAAGTGGCGGTTCGTGAAGGCGCCGCGTGGTGGCGGGGCGATTGACGCTGCGGTTGCGTTGGCGATGGCGTCCGCGCTGGTTGACCGTGAGGTTTCGGGGGAGGTTGAAGTCTGGTGAGGATGCCGTGGAACAAGCGCAACAATCGTGTGCGCGTGCATTTCGTGGACGGGGTTACGACCGTTGAGGGGATTCTGGTTGGTCGTGTTGGCGGCCACTACATCTTGTGGAACCCGCGCGTGTTGAACGCCGAGGATGAGGGAGTGCCCGTGACCGGACACGTTGAGATTCCCGAGAGCCGCGTGCTCTTTTACCAGGTGCTTGCGTGATTCTCGCTACCCGTGGCGGGAACCGCGAAGTGAGGTCTACGCTGTTCGCTGGCACGAGCGTTATCCCGATGCCTGGTCAGGGGATCGGGCTTGCTACGTCGGCGGGGCAGTACGTCACGCCTGACAAGGCGGTCACGTTGCCTTCGGCGCTGGCGTGTATCCGCAGGCTTGCGGAAACGACGGCTTCGCTGCCGTTGAAGGTGTACCGCGAGACTCCTACTGAGCGCGTGGAGGCGCAGGACGCGCCGCAGTGGATGCTTCTCCATGACCGTCCGAACCGTGAGCAGTCACCGTTCGATTTCGTGTCGTACATCGTCGCGTCGATGAACGGTTGGGGTGGCGCGTTCATGCAGAAGGCGAAGTCGACGGTGCGGACGGATGCGCGCGTGACGGAGCTGCTACCGCTGGACCCTGCGCGCTGCACGCCGATTGTGCGCGATGGGGAACTGATCTTCCGTGTGTTTCGGTCGGGCGCGTCGTACGTGGAACTGTCGCGGTCCGATGTGCTGTACGTGCCGTTCGTGCTGTTCAGTGATCCGCTGATCGGCATGAGCCCGATCAACGTGCATCGTGAGGCGCTGGGTGCGGCGCTGCGGCAGGACGAGTTCGCTGCGCGGTTCTGGGCGAACGATGCGACGCCGGGCCTGGTCATCAGCGCTGGGATGGGTTCTACCCGTCAGCAGCGTGAGGAGGCCCGCGAGTCGTGGCAGGCGCAGCACAGGGGCGCGTCGCACGCGCACAAGGCTGCTGTGTTGCCTGATGGGTTCACGGTGCAGAGCATTGGCATCAGTCCGCGTGACGCGCAGTTCATTGAGGGCCGCAAGTACGCGGTTGAGGAGGTCGCGCGGATCTTCTCGCTTCACCCGTCTGACATTGGTGCTGCTGACGATCAGCCGCGCGTGTCGATGGAGGAGAAGAACCGCCGGCTGCTGCAGTTCAGCATTGGGCCGATCATGGCGCGGATTGAGCAGGCGTTGCGCAGGGACGATGACCTGTTCCCCGATCGTGACCTTGTGCCGTGCTTTGTGCCTGATGAGCTTCTGCGGGCCGATACGGCGGTCAGGTATGCCGCTGCGCTGCAGGGCAAGCAGGGCGGCTGGTTGACGGCGAATGAGATCAGCCGGAGTGAGCGGCAGCCTCCTCATCCGGACGGGGACGAGATGCAGGTAACGCCTGTTGGCGGCGCACCGAATGAACCGAACGAGCCTTCGGACGCGAACCCGGACCCCGGCGCTCTCGCCGCGTAGGAGAACCCATGACTGAGCCTCTTGCGGTTGAACGCCGCCATCTTCACAACGCTTCGGTGCCGTCCAGCGTGTACGTCGTCACCCGTTCTAGCGGGGAGCCCGTCACGTTCACGGTGCCGGAGAAGCGATCCCTGGTCGCCGCTGCCGACCTTGAAATGCGTGGGACGTGCCCGGACTGCGCTGGGGTGGGTTGCCCCGAGTGCGGGATGACCGGGCAGCGCGACGCCGAGAACGGCGACATTCAGTTTCAGGGTACGGCCGCTGTGTTTGACAAGCGCTCGCAGGATCTCGGCGGGTTCACTGAGTTCGTGGCCCGTGGCGCGTTCCGTAAGGCGCTGGATGCCCATCAGGACGTTCGTGCGCTGTTCAACCATGACCCGAACCTTGTTCTGGGCCGCACGAAGAACAACACCCTGGACATGCGCGAAGACCCCAGGGGACTGCGCGCGTACTTCCGTGCCGCCGACACGTCTTACGCTCGGGACATCCGCACGCTGGTCAAGCGTGGCGACATTGACCAGATGTCGTTTGCGTTCACGGTGGATCAGGACCGCTGGGAGGAGAACAGTGACGGGCAGATCACCCGCACGATCCTCCAGGTGCGCGACCTGTACGACGTGAGCATCGTGACGTACCCCGCGTACTCGCAGACGGACGCGAGTGCCCGTGAACTTGACACGGCTGATGCCGTGGCAACCGCCGAAGCAGATTCGGAACCGGCTCCGCAGATCGCCAGGGATGGCGTTGGCGGCACCGACGCTGAGGCCGCAGAAGGGCGTCTGGCCCTCCACGTTGAGCATGTGGAGCGGATGCGGCGCGCCTTTGAGTTCGACACCGATGTGTCGGGCTTCGCTCAGTAAATCCAACCTCTAAACCGAGGAGGAGAGCATGGATGCTCTCAAGGAGAAGCGCGATGCGGTCACGGCTGCGTTCGCTTCCTACGAGGCCGCGCTGCGCGCGGTCGAGGGTGCCGGCGAGGATGCCGACACTGACGCGCTGACGGCCGCGTTTGACGAGGCTCGTTCGGCGTACAAGGCGGCTCAGGAGCGGCTTGCCGCTGCTGTGGAGCTGGACGAGGCCCGCAAGGCTCTGCCGGTTGAGCCCGTCAAGGACACGCCGGAGAAGTCCCTGGAGGTCCGCGAGGGCGTCAAGGTCACTCGCTCCGAGCTGACCTACGAGAAGAACGGGCAGCGCTCGTTCGTGACTGATGCGTTCGCCGCTCATCGTGGCGACCGTGAGGCTCAGGAGCGGATGGCGCAGCACACCCGTGAGATGGAGATTGAGGGTCGCGCCATCAACCAGACGGCAACGTCCGGTGGCGAGTTCATTCCTCCGCTGTGGCTGACGAACGAGTGGATTGCCGTTCCGCGTCCGGGTCGCCCGGTCGCTGACTCGGTCCACAAGCTGCCGCTGCCTCCCGGCACGAACAGCATCAACCTGCCGAAGGTGTCCACGGGCGCTTCGGCGGCGGTGCAGTCCGATGGTGGCACGGTGTCCAGCACGGACCTCGTCACCACGTCGGTGACTGGTCAGGTGCAGACGGTCGCTGGTCAGCAGGACTTCTCGCAGCAGCTGCTCGATATGAGCGTGCCGGGCATCGACTCGGTCATCTTCGATGACCTCACGCGAGAGTTCGACAAGCAGATTGACGTCAAGGTCATTGGTGGCACCGTCACCAACGCGAAGGGCATCACGCAGGTGTCGTCCATCAACACGACGACTTGGACGGAGACAACTCCGTCCGTTGCGACCATGTACAGCAAGGTCGCTGGTGCGATCAACGATGTGAACACCAACCTGTACCGCCCGCCGAGCGTCATTGCGATGCACCCGCGTCGCTGGGCGTTCCTGCTGAAGTCGCTTGACTCCCAGAACCGCCCGCTGGTGGTTCCGGTTGGCAACCCCGGCTTCAACGCGATGGGCCTGTCGGAGAAGGTCGCTGCTCAGGCGATTGTCGGCACCCTGCAGGGTCTGCCGGTGATTCTGGACGCGAACATCACGACCACGAACGGTGCGAGCACGAACGAGGATCAGGTGCTGATCTACTCGGCTCAGGATCTGTACCTGTTTGAGTCGCAGCCCGTGTTCCGCGTGCTGTCTGAGGTTCTGTCGAACACGCTGCAGGTGCGTGCGCAGCTCTATGGCTATTACGCCATCATCGCCGGCCGTCTGCCGAAGGCCATTTCGGTCATCAGCGGTACGGGCCTGGTGGCTCCGACCTTCTAGGTCGGTTCCCTGCGCCCTGGTGGGCTTGGGCGGGTTCGATCCCCGCCCGCAGGAATGAAGTGCGCCGCGCCCGTAGGGTCGTTCGGGCGCGACGCTGGTTGCACGTTACAGGGAGGCTTCATGCCATCGGATCGTGACTTTGTCGCGCAACTGCTTGCGGAGCGTAAGCAGTACGCCAATGAGGGCCGCGCGGATCTCGTCAACGAGGTTGATGAGGAACTGCGGCGTGTCGGCGCGTCGGCTGAGCCTGTCGTGAAGCGTGCTGAGAAGCGGGTGCTGCGGTGAGCTTGACGGTTCCGCCTGGGCAGGTGTTTGAGGCGGTCCTGTCTGGGGCGCCTACCGGCCTGACGGGCACGATTGGCGTCCGGCTGCTTGACAACGTCGGCGGGACGACGACTGCGCGGACGACTTCGGGGATCATTGAGTACCCCGCCAGCTCGGGCCAGTATTCGGTGCAGATGACGGCGCCCGCTACGGCGGGGCAGTACAGCATCTTTTGGGACAACGGGACGACGACGCCTACCACTACGGCGTCTGAGGATCTGATCGTTTCGTACTCGGCTGGTTCGACAGGCACAAGGTTGTCGGGGGATCTTGTGTCGCTGTCTCAGGCGCGTGAGTTCCTGCAGAAGCAGTCGGTGGACACGTCGCAGGATTCGGTGCTGCAGAACGTGGTGTCTCGTGCGTCGGTGGCGATCATGCGGTACACGGAGCGGGAGTTTGCGCCGAACAGCACGTCTGCGACGCGGACGTTTGAGGCGGAGATCGTCGGGCAGACGTGGGTAAGCCTTGCGCCGTATGACGTTCAGTCGGTGTCCAGCGTCCAGATTGACACGGACGTTTCCGCGATCACGCTGGGGTCGGCTGAGTACCGCCTGTGGCCGCAGCCCGCAGCGGACGGCGTGTACTCCGCTATCCGGTTGATGCCGTTGAGCATGGCTGTGACGGCGATCCCGTGGCGGCACCGTCAGATTCAGATCACCGGGGTTTGGGGCTTCCCTGCTGTCCCTGTGGATGTTCAGCATTGGACGCTGGTGACGGTGACGGAGTGGATGCGTAAGGACGTTGCCGCGTTCTCCACGACGTACTCGCTTGCTGAGGACAAGGTGGATCGGCCGGAGATGATTCCTTCGGCGGCTCGTGCCGGGCTGGATCTTTGGAAGCGGGACGTGATCCAGTGACTGATGTGTTGGTGGCCGGCTGGTCGCTGACGCTTGAGGTTGCCCCTGGTTCGCTGAGCGCTGATGGGCTGCGCCGGGTTCTGGGGAAGGTGTACCCGGAGGTTGAGCGGTCGCTGCTGGCGACTGGTCAGCAGACGGTGCTTCCGCGCTCTAGGGAGATCGCGGGGAACCTTGCGGTGACGTTCGGCGGCGGGAAGGTTCGCACGGCGTCGATGCTTGGCGTTCACCCGCTCAAGGGTGGTGTGGCGTTGTCTGCGCTGACGGGGAATCGCAAGATGCGTCGCGCGTTCGGGCTGCAGGAGTACGGCGGCACGGTGAAGGTGCCGCTGCGGGCGAAGCGGTCCGGTAAGGGGCACATGGCGATCAGTACCCCGTGGGGTCCGCGTGCGTCCGTCACCGGCCCGCGTCGCTTTCAGGGGCGGCACTTCCTGACGCTGGCGGTACAGGAATCCGTCCCGGCGCTCAGAGGCAATCTTGACCGTGACCTTTCGGATCTTCTACAGCGGGCGGTGAACGGTGTCTAGCACGACTGTGAAGCCCGTCGCAACGCTGATTGCGAACGTCATCGCGGGCCTGTCGGTCACGTTCCCCGGTGGCTCTGCGTCGGTGAAGGCGTACACATGGGACCCCGGCATGGACGGCTTCGACGCTCTGCCTGCTGGCGTGGTCGGTGTGCCGGACATTCGCCGCGTGTCGGTGGACTCGCCGGAGTCGCAGATTGGCTCTCGGGATTGGCGGATGACGTACCCCGTCACGTTCGTGTTTGACCTCGACGTGGCCGCGCTCGCGCAGGATCGCGTCGTGGATTGCGTGGAAGCGTTCATCAAGGCGATTGACACCGACACGCTGCAGGCGTCTGACGGTTCGATCATCGACGCGAAGGTGATTGCCGCGCGCCCGAACGTCGTGATGACGGACGCGCGCCCGCTGCTTGCTTACGACTGTGAGTTGGAACTGCTGAAACTCGTCTAGTGAAAGGGGCCACGGATGGCCGCTGAGAAGGCACTACGCCTGACGTTGGGGAACGCGCCGGCCACCTGGCACATGGTCGCGGACCTCCCTGGTCTGTACCACCCGGAACTGCCGACGCCTGTTGGTGAGTTCATCAGCAAGGGCGCGGCGGATGCTGCGCACGCTGATTCTGGTGTGCCCGTTGAGTTTGTGAAGGCTGACGCTCAGGAGCTTGAGGCGACGGCCGTTGAGATCCGCGAAGTGCTTGCGGAGCAGGTGAAGGCCGCGCGGTCACAGGATGTGACGCCGGAGCAGAGGGATGCGGCAATCGGTGCCGTTGTCACGGACGACAACTCGGAGGTGTAGGTCATGGCAAACGGCTACCTTTACAGCGCGTTTGAAACGTCGGTGGGTTCGGAGGCGAACACTCCGACCCTGAGCACGAAGGTCATTTATCACCCGCTGCTGAACTCGCAGCCTGCGCTTGGTGCTGCGCCACTGTCGCGTGACGATGAACTTCGCAACGTGGATGAGCCGCTGGCGGTCATCTCGGAGGCGTACAACCCGTCTTGGTCGCTGGACACTCGCGCCTACCCCGACACGGTCGGCTTTGAGTTCAAGGGCATGCTTGGTGCCCCGACGACGACCACGGGTAACGGTGTCATCACTGACCCGGATTCGGTGGCGATCCCCACGGGCGCGTACCGCCATGTGTGGACGGCTCCGTACAGCTCGGGCGCGTCGCCGCAGACGACCACCCGCAAGTGGGCGTACAAGGATGAGACGTTCTTCCTGCTCGGGCAGGGGTGCTCCACTACGAACATCACGATTGACTCGCCGGCTTCCGGTGGCGTGATGCTCAAGGCGAACGGTCCGGCGAACTACCTGGGCCGCATCAGCGATCCGTCGCTGTCTCCTGCGTATGAGGCGCTGACGATCCCGCCGTTTGAGCGTGCTCATCTCACGATCAGCACATGGCTTGGGTCCACCGCTACCACTGAGGACTTCAACGTCCAGATTGACAACCCGGTGGAGCAGGTTCGTACGCTGGCGTCCGCGTCGAAGTACCCGGACCTGGTGGAGAAGGGTGACGGTCCCGTTGTGGTGTCCGGTTCGATCCCGAAGCGGCACATCAACACGACGGACTATGACGCGCTCATCAATGCCACGTCGTTCACCGTGAAGGTGAAGTGGCAGTCCACCGTTGTGATTGGCGCGACGACGTACAAGTACGCGCTGTGGCTTGAGCTGAACAACGCGCAGTACACGGGCGGTGACCCTGATGCTCTGCAGAACAAGCGGCGTCATGGCGCATCGTTCAACTGGAAGGCGACGTATGGCGGTTCTGCTGGTTCGTCCAAGTGGACGCTGGTGAACGCTACGTCGAGCTACGCCTGATTCATCTAGACACCCGAACGGGTGGGGGGAAGCACATGAGTGATGATGTGATCAGTATTAAGAGGTCGTTTACGCCTGCTGACGTGGATCTGTGGAATGACGGCGTCCCGAACTTTCGGACGGTTGTCGTTACGCGGTCCCGTCAGGTGGCGATTGCGGCGCTTGAGAAGGAACTGAGTGGCCTTGAGGATGACGGTACGCCGGAGGCTGCTGACACGATGATCGGTGCGCTTGCGCGCCTGCTGGATGAACTGCTTGAGCCCGTGGAGGGCAAGGGCAAGGCGTCTACGCTGATCGTGAAGAAGTGGAAGGCTGATGAGGCGACCGCTGATGAGATCATGGGCCTGTTCCAGGCGCTGATTGACAGGTCGCGCCCTACCTAGACCCGGTGCAGGCACAGGAGTTTGTGCTGTTGCGCCGGGTCTTTGGTGTTTCCGTGGCTGAGGCTGAGGAGATGCCGGCGTGGGAGTACCGCATGTTGGTTGCTGCGGTCGCTCCGCAGAAGGAAGTGGCCCCGGCTGGTGGGGCGTTTGATGGTGTTCCGGCTGGTGTGAGGGATCTACCCTTTGGGGGGTGATGGGATATGGCGGTTCAGCGTAGTGGTGTGAGCATTCCCATCACGGCCGATGCGGCTGGCGCGGTTCGTGGTATTGAGGAGACTGGTACGGCGCTTGAGCGGTTGTCTCGGCGTGCGTCTGAGTCTGCGTCGAAGGTGCGGGATGCGTCGAAGCAGACGGATTCGGCGCTGTTGTCGCAGCGTGAGGCGGCGCTGAGGGCTGAGAAGGCGCAGGTTCAGTTGTCGTCGGCGGTCGGCAGGTTCGGTTCTGAGTCGTTGCAGGCGCGTGAGAAGGCGCTGGCGCTTGAGAAGGCGCAGGAGCGGCTTCATTCGTCGGGGTCGAAGGCGGCTGAGAAAACGTCGCTGCTGAGTAGCGTCACGTCGGGGCTGGGCACATCATTGAAAGGCGCCGGCGCTGCTGCTGCTGCTGCTGCTGCTGCTTACGTGAGCCTGTCGCAGGTGCAGGCTGCCGTTGATTCGACGGTGGAGTTGGGGCACGCAACGATTCAACTGAACAAGAACTTTGGGTTGAGCGTCAAGACGGCGTCTGAGCTTGCCGGGGTGTGGCAGTCTCGTGGGTTGGACGCTAACAAGCTGACGATGGGCTTCAAGACGCTGTCTGCTGCGATTGTTGGAGCGAACGGGACGAGCAAAGCACAGCAGAAGGTGTTTCAGGATCTCGGCATTTCGCATCAGTACCTGGCGAAGAACGGCAATGATCTGCAGGCTGTGTTGTTCAAGGTGTCGGACGGGCTCAACGCGCTTCCGGCTGGGGCGATCAAGACGAATGCGGCAACAAAGCTGTTTGGGCGTTCGTGGAAGGACTTGATCCCGCTACTACGCAACGGCTCGGATGCCCTTCGGGCGCAGTTGGCGCTCGCGGACGAGTACGGCGTGACGCTGGGGGATAAGAACGTCAAGCAGATCGAGGAGCTTATCCAAGCGGAACGCCGGCAGAAGTTGGCGATGCTTGGCATTCAAGTGCAGTTGGGCACGCTGCTGATTCCGCTCTTGACCAAGTTCACTCTGGCGATGACGCAGGTGGCGGTTGGGGTTCGGAAGGCGTCGGATTGGATTCAGCGTCACACTCGTGCTCTGCGTGCTCTTGGCGACGTGTTTGCTCCGCTGCTGGACACCATCAAGATGTTCGTGGATGGCGTCATTGGTGGGTTCAAATCGCTTGGTAGCGCCGCCAGCCACCTAATCAAGCTGGTGAAGGACATCTTCAATGGTGAGTGGAAGCAGGCGCTGCATGATGCGATGAGCATCACAAAGGACGCGATGGGTTTCATTGTGGACACGGTCGGCGCGGTTATTGCGCCGATTCGTTCGGTGTTCAACGCGCTGGACATTAGCTCGTGGATGTCCGCGCGGTTCAATGAGGCGCTTGGTACGGCTGGCGGTTTCGTGAACACGCTGATTGACATTTTCAACTCCGTGCCGTTCCTGCCGCACCTGGGGCATGTGCATTGGGGTTCGGTGTCGTCGCCTGGTGCTTCGCTGTCTGCTGCGAACAAGCAGGGCGCGTCGGGGAACAAGACGAACCACAAGGGCCGTTCGGTGCCGGGCTTCGCGGTTGGTGGCGAGGTCAAGGCTCCGATGTACGTTGTGGGTGAGGAGGCGCCGCAGCACCCGGAGTGGGTGATTGCGACCAACCCTGCGTACCGTCAGGACAACATCAAGTATTGGGCGCAGGCGGGCCGTGATCTTGGCGTGCCTGGGTTCAAGGCGGGTGGTTCCCCGACGTACAGCGGTTCGGGCACGGCGAACACGAACAGCGGCGGTCTTGACGTTGGTATCGGCCCGCTGACGGTCGGCACGTCGGGTGTGTCTGTGAACTGGCCGGCGAACCCGTTCACGGGCTGGTTGTCTGGGATGGGTTCGTGGATGCTGGAGAAGGCAAAGCACTGGTTCACGGGTGAGGAGTCGAAGGCGGCTTCTAGTGGCGGCGGGGCGAGCACGCATGGCCTGGTGCCGCAGGTGCTGCGCGCGTTGAGCTGGGCGCGGCACCACGGTTGGCATGGCACGGTCCGTTCTGGGTTCCGCACGTACGCCGAACAGCAGGTGTTGTACCAGCGGTATTTGAACGGCGGGAACCTCGCCGCGAAGCCGGGGCAGTCCAATCACGAGTTTGGCCGCGCGGTGGACATCAGCATTGACAGCATCGCGGACTTCCGCCGTGCGATGGCGTCCGCGCCCGCGAACGCGCGCCTGAAGTGGTTCGGCCCCGGCGACCCCGTTCACTTCAGCACGGACGGACGCCGCAAGGGCGGCCGTATTCCTGGCTACCGCAAGGGCGGGCGCGTCCACCACGAGAACACCATTGCCACGGTGTTTGGGTCGGAGGGCAACTTCACAGACCCGTATGACGCTCAAGATCCTGCCACGCGCGCCGGGATCGGCATGTACGGCGACAACCTGCGCAAGATCAAGTGGGCGTTCGGGGAGATTGACAACCACTCTTTCGGCGGGCTGCCGCGCGGGTACAAGCTTGCCATCACCCGTGGCAACAAGACGGTGGTGGCTGGCAAGTATGACCGCAATAACTACGACCCTGGCGATGGGCGCAAGCTGGATCTGTGGATTCACACTGCTCGCTACCTGAACAACTTTCAGAAGGTCGGCAAGGGCCGCGTAACGATTGACCCGGTGCCGCAGTCAACGCCGCTCGGCCCGCTGCGTGGCGGGATCGCGTCGCTCAAGGGCAAGGCCGGGGTTCCCGTTTCGTCAAGGGACAAGGCACAGCCCGGAAGCGTTACAACGAACGGTGGCCGTACGCTTGTTCAGGGCAAGCCGCCGAAGATCACTCCGCGCTCAACCCGTGAGGAGAAGGACTACGCACGGGAGCAGAAGGACGAAGCGCTGTTCGATGCGTGGCTGAACGCTGGGCTGATCTCGCAGGAGTACCACGACACGCTGATTCACGCCACCCGCCAGAAGGCGCTACACGGCGGGTACGGGCCACTGTCCGAAATGGACACGTACTCGATCATGGGCGCTGAGCGTGACGCTGCTGCTTCGGCCGCCGCTGATGCCCCGACTGACAAGGCGGATATGGCGCAGGCGATGACTGACCTGACGGCAGCGATTCATCGTCAGGTGAACTTCGCTGAGGGCGTTTCTTCAACGCAGTATGGGGCGTTGGCGCAGGCGATCACGCATGTGGTGTCCGGTGAGATCGGCGGCAAGGTGGGGCTTGGCTTCGCTTCCCCGTCGTATGCGAGTGGTGGGGTGAGGCGCTGATGGCTGGCGAAGCGTTCGTGATCGACCCGACCTCGGAGGATGCGTCCAACGTCCAGCTGACGTTGACGGACAACGCGAACGGCTGGTATCTGCTGAACCATGCGTATCCGCCGCCGCCGCAGACTCCGTTGTGGTCGGGGTCGGTGGACTCGGAGGGCGATTCGCTTGCGCACTTGAAGTACGGCAACCGTACGGTGACGCTGTCTGTCAGGCAGCGCAACACGTCGGATGCGAATGTTCAGACGCAGCTCGGGTACTTGCAGCAGAAGGTGGCGAAGCTGCAGCGTGAGGGCGGCACGTTGAAGCGGACGGTGCCTTCGGGGTCCACGGTTGTGTTCGATGTGATCACGGCTGAGTTGGACATTGCGTTCGGGCAGGAGTTTGTGTCTCGCACGCGGGCTGATGTGACGGTGACGTTCACGTGTAAGCCGTTTGGTCGGGGTGCGGAGCAGGCGTTGTCGGCGCATACGGAGACTTCGAAGCCTTGCCTGGTGTTCACGGAGACTTCGGTTCCTGGTGATGTGCCTGCGCTTGGCCGGCTGGTGGTGAGTGAGAATCAGGCGGTGGATCAGTATTGGGCTGCGTGGGGTTTGCAGTCGCGGTTCTATGATTCGGCGGGGTCGGCGGCGTTGTTCTATGAGGCGGTGTCGTTGACGCCGAAGGGGTCGGCGGCGGTGACGGCTTCCCCGGTGGTGTCTGGGGCGTATGCGTCGGGCGGGAACAAGGCTGTGCGTTCGGGTGGTTTGTCGGCGTCGTGGTCAGCGATCCTGTCGAGTCTCGATAGCGGCGGCAGTACGCATTGGTCGCACGTCGGTTCGTTCCGTGTGTTTGCGCGGGTGGGTCACACGGCGTCGGATGACATTTCGCTGCGGCTTGACTGGTCGAACGGCGACTACCGTCGTGTTGTGTCGAACGATCCGGTGACGGTCACGAAGGGCATGTCGGGTTCGTGGCGGCTGGTGGATCTTGGGCTGGTTCATCCTGCTAAGACGGTGTCGGGTACGCAGCGGTGGGAGGCGCGCCTGATGGGGTATTGCGCGACGACGGGTCAGACGGTTGACGTGAACTGGTTGATGCTTGTGCCTGTGCTTGAGGGTTCGGGGCAGGTGTCTGCGGATGCGTCGGCGGTTGATTCGGATGGTGTGTATCTGGCGGTGGATCAGTTCAACCGTGCGGCGGGCAACCTAAACGCGCAGTCGCTTGATGTGGGTGGGACGTGGTCCACGTCGGGGTCCACTACGGACCTCACGACGGCTGGTGTGGGTTCGTCAAAGGTGACGCGCGCAACTACGTCTGATGCGTCGGCGCGCATCGCGCTCGCGTCGGGAACGGCGGGCATGGCCGCTGGCGGCGTCAACGCCACGCTGACTAACTCTGCTTTGAGCGCCGG